TCTTGACCGCGTACACGTATGCGCTACTGTATTTCACCAACCAACGAAAGGCTAAAGATGACCGAGAACATCGACCCGAGAACTGACCCACAGTTCAAAGCACTCATGCAAGTAATGCAAGACATTACAAGCAACAAAGTGCCGTTTTACGAACCGCACGAACTTGCAGCTCGAAGCACATTGCGCGCATTGCAACATCAAATTGACGATCGCAACGTGCTTGACGACAGCGACCTGATCGACACACTCAATCAAGCGCGTATTGAGGTCAAGTATTTGTGCAGCATTATTACAGATTTAAAAGAACGTCTTGCTGAACGCGACTCAGAAATTGGTCGGCTAGAAAAATTGGCGCACCGTGCTTACTAAACACGAAAAATCACGTATCGCAGTAGCGATTGCCGAAAGCCAAGCGAGCGCCAACGCCAAATGGACACCCGAGCAACAGCAACAGGTTGATGCGGCGATTGTAAAAATGGCGCGTATGAAACCACGGTTTACAGCCGACGAGGTTTGGTACGAATTGGGCGCGTCATTCCCCGTCACTAAAGGTATGACGGCTCGACTTATGGTTGCTGAGCGTCGCGGCGTAATCAAAAACACGGGCGAGATCACGTACGCGAAACGTGGCGGCCAACACGACCACGCGCAACGTTTAACGATATGGCAATCGCTATGAGCGGATACAACTTAGACAACTATGTCGACGTACCAACACGATTAACAGCGGCGCTAAAAAAATATCCTGATCTACGCATACAAGAAACAGGCCGCGAAATAATCGAAATGCCCGACAAATCATGCTTTATACGTTGCACCGTGACCGTGTGGCGTGACGCAACCGACCCGATACCAGCCGTAGCGTCAGCGTGTGAGGTTTACCCTGGTCGCACACCGTTTACCAAAATGAGTGAAAACGAAGTTGGGTTCACATCGGCGTTGGGTCGAGCGCTTGGCTATATGGGGTTTGGTATTAACAAGAGCATTGCGAGCCGTAACGAGGTTGAGGCCGCACAGTCACGGCAAGCCAGCACACATTTAGCGCCCGTTGTACCGTTACATGACGTAGAAGTGCCATTCCCTGATGAGCCACAGCGCGAGTATGCGTCACCTAAACAGTTGGGCATGATGAGGGCGTTGGCTAACGGGCAAGGGCTTAAAGGCGACGACCTTAAAACGTTTATAAGCGCAACGTTGGGGCGCGAGGTAAACACAACAGGCGATCTAACTAAACGTGACGCTAGTCGAGTGATTGACGCACTAAAACAAAGTGAGCCAAAATGAAACTAAAAGAACATTTGATGAAACACCATTACGCGTTGTCAATGGCGGTTAAAGATTTGCAGCGCGTGAAAACGTTTTACCCTGAGTTGTACGCAATGGCAGTTGAAGCGTTAAAGGACATAAAAAAAGAGTTAGCAAAAGTAAACAAGGACAAAAAAAGTTATGAGTGATGTCGAGTTGTTAGAGGGCGTGTTGCGTTGCCAACAGTTGTTGAAGGCGATGAGCAAACCGACCGACAAAGAAACTGACGCAAACAAGTATTTGCGTTGGGCGGCCGAGCAGATCGCCAAGCGCATTTGGTGGGATAATCGAGAACCTAAATGACAGCAAAACGATATTGGTTTTCAAGTTGCAAAAATTGCAACAAACAATTAACTAATCATGGGTCAGGTAGGCCGCGACGGTTTTGTAATAAACGTTGCTATTTAGATTTGTGCAAAAAAAACTACGTACCAAAAAGCGGTCAACGCGGTAGAACGGCTTTCAATTTGTCGACAACTGAGGCGCACAAATTAGTTAACGCAGCCAAATTAAAGTTTGGCAAATGCGCTTTGCACCCGTTATATAACAACGGTGACGATTACATTTGCACACCTGATCGGTTGCGTGCTTTCTGCTGGGATCACATAGACCGACAAACTAAAGTGTCAACGATTGCGCGCATGATTGGCGGTAGCACTCGAGAAGAACTAATAGCAGAAATTAACAAATGTTGGTTAGTTTGCGCTAATTGTCATCAAATAAAAACCTATGAAAACATGGAATACTTGAAAATTACAAAGTCATTGCAAATAAAAATGGCTGAACAATTTGAACAAATTTCATTGTTTGACAATTAAATAACGGGCATGACCTAAGCGTGTTGCAGCGCGGTTGGTAACACACGGAAACGTGGGTAGATGACGCACGTGGTAACACGTCGTCAGGCAAATGCGTTACAGAGTTAGGGTGTCGAGTGTGGCAGACGACGGGTGGGCTTAGCGCATTAGGCTTTACACACAACAAACACCGATTGACATAACACAAACAAACCACAAACATAAAGTTGACAACATGGCCAGCGTTAACAAACCAAGAGCAAGCGCGACAGCGCGCGCTAGAACAAGCGCAGCGCGTTAGGCATTATGAGCAGACCACGTGACGATTACGAATACCAACGCAACCGGGTGGTGGTATTGCGAGAACAGCCAACCTGTACCGTTTGCAATCGGCAGCCAAGCACACAAGTCGATCACATCATCCCACTTGACGCAGGCGGTGGACACGAACTCGCAAACCTACGCGGCGTATGTTTCAAATGCAATAACACATTGGGTCACAGATACGTAACACAACGCAACGAAATACGACGCACCATTCGAGCCGAAGCAATGCGTGAACTAGGCGTAAATGATTTAGAACCAAAACGGTTTTTTACACAAACGAAACTAGTCCCCCCGACCCAACTCAGGATTATCTCAGATGACGTTGATCAGCCTGAACTGGCGGTGACTGGCCGTGATCAGCCGAGATTGGAGACGACGTGGCCTGACGCGGCTGGTTCGTTTGGGGCTGAGGTGGGGGGCTGGGCTTTACAGCACCTTGGCATGGAACTTATGCCGTGGCAACAGCGTGTGCTTGACGGTCAATTGCTTTTTGACGGTGACGGGGATTTTTTGCACCGTATGTCAATGGTTAGCACCGCTCGACAAAACGGTAAAACGGTTGCGCTAACGGCGCTTGTTGGTTGGTGGCTTACCGAAATGCCTAAACACAGGGGCACACCGCAAACCGTGTTATCAACCGCGCACCGGCTCGACTTAGCGGTAATGCTCTATGACAAACTTGCCGACATTCTTGAGTTGCGGTTTGGTGCAAAACTTATGCGGTCGTATGGTCGTAATCAGGTGACCATGCCCGACGGGTCTAAATGGTTTATCCGTGCAGCCAACTCGAGCGTCGGTCACGGTATGAGTTGCGATCTAATTGTTGCCGACGAAATTTGGGATATCGGCTCAACTGTTATTGACGGCGGTTTACTGCCAGCGCAACGCGCCCGACGATCACCGTTGTTGTCGGCTTGGTCAACGGCTGGTACTGAGGCAAGTACGGCTATGCAGCGTTGGCGTGAGCAGGGGTTGCGCTCGATAGATCGTGGCGAGCCGTCGTCGCTTTATTTTGCCGAGTGGTCACCGCCGCCTGATCTGTCGCCTATGACCGCACAGGCTTGGGCTTACGCAAACCCAGCGTTAGGCAAAACGTTGACGCTAAAAACTATTGAGGCTGAGAGCGAGAACCCTGATCGTGCGTCGTTTTTGCGCGCGTCGTGCAATCTTTGGGTTGCGTCGGATAAAAGTTGGATAGCGCCGGGTCTGTGGCCTGAGTTGGAGTACACCGACCCTATGCCTGACGGCGGCACAGTCGCCATAGAAACCAGCCTGACCGACGACCGCTACTTTGCGACCCGAGCCGTCGTGCTAGACGACCGACGCACCGTTGTTACCGTCGAGTTTGTTTGCGACACTTATGACGAAATGTTGCGACACGTTGAGCGCCTAGCAAAAAACACGGCAGTTAAATTTGCTATTAGCCCGTCGATCGACATTCATTGGCCGTTAGCACTTGAGCGTCGCAAAGCAGTTGTCGGCTACGGCGAAATACTTAAATTTACGCCACGCATAAAATCAATGATCCACGAAAAATTGTTGTGGCATACAGGCGAACAAATGCTTGCCGAACACGTGCAACGCGCA